AAGCAGATCTTATTAAAGATTTAAAGAAAGGTAAAAATTTAGGTGAGATAGCTATTGAGTATTTTGATAAAAACGAAAAGCAAGTTTTAAAAACTTTAGAAGGTAAACGTGATTATACTAAACCTCTTGGAAGAATAAGCGGAGAATTAGGTAATATAGTTAAAAAAGATAAAGAAGCAATAAAATTATATAACAAAATTGTAAAAGCTAACTCATTTAAAAAATCTAAATCAGTTAATAAGTATGTAAAAGATTTAGAAACTCTTTTACCATTTGCACAAGAACAAGGATTAGTTCCAAAAGTAAATACTAAAGGAGTTAAAATAGATACAGCTAGTAAATATTTTCAACACGCTTATAAAACTAAATCAGAACCTATCTCTAAACTTTTTGGTTACTTTGAAAAAGTAGGAATAGAACATCCAGGTGGTGTAACTCGTGCTGTTATATTTAACGACCCTGCAACCTTAAATGAAATTGTTGCTACAATGCCAGACACAAATATATTGTCTGGATCAACTTACGATAAATATGCAACAGGGCAAGCTCAATATTATAAGAGAACAGGAGATTCTAAATATATTAAATCTCTTAATAAAATTATTAATCAAAAAGCAAAAGAGTTTGGAAAACCTAGAACTATATTAGATGTTAAAAAAGGAAAAGTAGTTAGAAGACCTACTAAATTTTCTTTAATGAAACCTGATATGTTTACTGATGCTAAATCTTACATTAATGAATACATCGTAGCAGGAGGCAGTAAGAGAGATAGTTTTAACAAATTAGATCCAACTTTACAAAATGCAATTAAACAATATGAAAAAGGAAACACAGTTAAAGGAAATCAAAAATTAAAACAAGCTCTTAACAAAGTATTAGGTGTAGCTAAACCTGTGGTTAAAGTTGCTGGTAAAATTTTAAAACCAGTTGGAGTAGCAACAGGTCTTAGCGCGGTAAATACTGCTTTACAAGCAGGTGAAAGAAATCCATTTGATTTAGCAGGGGCATACATAACTTCGGATCCTGAAATAGCCACTACAGGTAGAAGAATAAGACAAGACCCAGAATTTAGAACACAATATATGGCTGACCTTTTATCTAGACCTTTGGATGAAGGCACTTACGATGTTATGGATGAGAGCTTTACTTCTTACTTTGATGGGGGTATAGTGTCAGCTTTGAAAGGTGTGAAATAATTAACAGGAAAGAGATATGGCAGAGATAGATAAACCATTACCAAATGTCAACGTCACGGATGAAGCTTTTGTAGAAACAGAGGTAGAAACTCCTATCGAGGACAATGTAAAAAGAGAAGACGTTGAAGTAACTATGGACGAAGAGGGTGGAGCAGAGATATCTTTTGATCCATCAACAGGTCCATTACAATCAACAGATCATTTTCAAAATTTAGCAGAAGTTATGGATGACCAGGATCTTGATGAGCTTGGCACAAAACTTTACGACAAATATACAGAATACAAAGAATCTAGAGGAGACTGGGAACAGTCTTACAGAGAAGGTCTAGATCTATTAGGTTTTAAATACGAAAGACGAACAGAACCTTTCAGAGGTGCATCAGGTGTCAACCACCCTGTACTTGCTGAGGCGGTCACACAATTTCAGGCGCAAGCCTACAAAGAATTACTACCAGCTGATGGTCCAGTGCGTGCACAGATTCTAGGTGACATCACAAACGAGAAACAGGACCAGGCACACAGAGTAAAAGATTTTATGAATTATCAGATTATGGATCAGATGCAGGAATACGAACCTGAGTTTGACCAGATGCTTTTCTATCTCCCTCTTTCCGGATCTACCTTTAAGAAAGTCTACTACGACGATCTTTTAGGTAGGGCGGTTTCAAAATTTGTACCGGCAGATGATCTTATCGTGCCGTACTCTGCAAATTCATTAGAGGATGCAGATGCGATAATTCACATAATCAGAATGTCGGAAAACGAATTAAGAAAACAACAGGTGTCAGGTTTCTACAGAGATATAGAATTAGGACAACCACCTGTAAGTACAAATCAATTAAAAGAAAAAGAGAGACAGTTGGAGGGTGTAACCAAAGACGGACAGGAGGATCAGTACACTATTTTAGAGATGCATGTAAATCTAGATCTACCTGGTTTTGAGGATGTAGGAACTAACGGTGAAGAGACAGGAATCAAACTTCCATACATCGTGACTATTGCAGAATCTAATAATAAGATTTTATCTATCAGAAGAAACTTTACACAGGATGATCCAACAAAAGAGAAAATAAAATATTTTGTACAATTTAAATTTTTACCTGGCACAGGTTTCTATGGCTTTGGTCTGATACACATGATCGGTGGTCTGACTAGAACTGCAACTGCAGCTCTGAGACAATTGCTGGATGCAGGAACTTTGGCAAATCTACCGGCTGGTTTTAAAACCAGAGGTATAAGAATCAGAGATGATGCACAGCCATTACAGCCTGGCGAGTTTAGAGATGTCGACGCTCCGGGAGGCAATATCAAAGATCAGTTTATGCAGTTACCTTTCAAGGGACCAGATGCAACTCTGCTTCAGTTGATGGGTATTGTAGTCAATGCAGGTCAGCGCTTCGCGAGCATCGCTGATTCACAGGTGGGCGACATGAACCAACAGGCAGCCGTGGGTACCACAGTGGCGTTATTGGAGCGCGGATCGCGGGTGATGTCAGCAATACACAAGAGATTGTATGTCGGACTAAAACAAGAATTCAAATTATTAGCAGAGGTTTTTAAAAGTTATCTACCAGCGGAGTATCCTTACGATGTTCCAGGTGCAACAAGAAATATCAAGGTGCAGGATTTTGATGACAGGATAGATATCCTACCTGTAGCTGATCCAAATATATTTTCACAGACACAAAGAATTTCGATGGCGCAATCGCAACTCCAGCTCGCGCAATCGAATCCTCAAGTACACGATTTATATCAAGCATATAGATCGATGTATGAAGCTTTAGGGGTAAAAAACATCAACGCGATTTTACCTCCTCCTGTCCAGCCACAGCCAATCGATCCAAGTCTGGAAGAGATTGCAGCGATGGCGGGAAAACCTTTTCAGGCTTTTCCAGGACAGGACCACAAAGCTCACATAGATTCACATTTAAGTTTTATGCAGTCTAATATGGTGCAGAATTCACCAATGGTCATGGGTGCATTACAGAAAAACATACTAGAACGAATAAGTCTGATGGCACAGGAGCAGATTCAGTTAGAATTCCAACAGGAATTACAACAGGCACAGCAGATGCAGATGATGTTACAACAGAATCCGCAGAATCCACAGCTGATTGCAGAGGCAAACGCGCTTACAAGCAAGATAAATGCGAGAAAAGCAAAACTTATTGCCGAGATGACGAAAGAATACATGGATGAGGAGCAGAAAATCCTTAGCGAATTTGGTGGTGACCCACTAATCAAGCTAAAATCAAGAGAACTTGACATAAAAGCTAGAGCTGACGAGGCTAGAAGAGCCTACGACGAGGGTAGAATTAGTTTAGATACACTAAGAGCAATGCAAAACCAACAACAGTTTGATGAAAAGCTGCAACAGAACGAGGAATTGGCAAATCTAAGAGCTGATACGTCTTTAGAAAAACAAGAAATGTCTATCGCAAGCAAAAAATTCGATTTCGGTAGAAATTTTAAGAAAAATTAACTATAATACAAAAACTTAAGGAGTTAAATATGGTTAAAAAAACAAAAAACGGTCAAGACAATGTAAAAGTTGTTCCTGAACTTGGTGCTAACGCGAAAGGCGAGCAACAAGGTGGCATTCCAGTCGAAATGACAGATCCTTTTACGTCACAAACAGTTGATGTTAAGGGAACTAGAAGAATGAGACCGGATAAAAGACCTGTTAAAGCAACTTGGTATTAAATCATGTGGTTATCGGCAATTAAATTAGCCGTTTCTGCTGGGAGTAAGATTTATGCTAACAAGCAGAGAACGAAAATGGCAATGTCTGATGCACAATTAATGCATGCAGAGAA